AAGGAGAAAATAATCCCGCGAAACGAAAAGAATCAAGGAAAAAAATAAGGGATAAAGCCATTAAAAGGAAAGTTATTATAGATGGTATAGAATATGATTCTATAACTGATGTATGTATACAATTGGATATGGTTAGAAGTACAGTAAAACAAAGATTAAACTCTAAAAGTGAAAGGTTTAAAAATTGGAAAAAATTAGAATTATATAAGGAGATTGAATAATAATGGATGAAAACAAAGCTACATCTATGGATGAATTTGAACAACAATTAAAACAAGGGATTGGAGGTGGAGCTACATCGTTAAGTGATTTTGAAAATCAATTAAAACAAAATGTTAATCCCAATATACAAGGTATTAATCCGACAGTTTCACCTGCTGGATTACCTGGAGGACAAGTAAATCAACAAAAACAAACAGTTAAAATTAGAAAGAATATTGTGTTGTCTTTTCCATTGAATGCGGTGGCTTAATAAAGAGATTTATTATGAAAAATTCGGTTAATTGCTGGAAACTCTTAAAGATTAATTACCACAACAGAATTAGAAATGATATATGTGATGGTTTTAAAAATATTAATATATGTAGACAATCAGCAGCCAAGCGTCTAAATCTTAAGGATATGATGAAGGTTCAACGACTATCCCTTATGGGAGTAGATTTCAAGAGAAATCGAAACGCCGAACATCTAGCAATAGATGATGATATAGTCTGTTCTTTATAGAAATATAAAGAGAACATTCGGAATCGGAATGTTTGTAACAGGGCGCGGATTTCACGGGATGCGGACACATACGTAATATATTTCCAATGAATTATCTTACTAATCTATATGGTAAACAAGGTGCATTGTTATGTATGATAGCACCGTTTTATATACGACAAGTTGATATACTTGCTAGATCTCGTTCATTGTTTTTTCAAAGACAAATGAACGAACAACAATACAAAATTATATTGAATTATAAGAATCTTCAAAAGGATTTAAAATATAAAATGAACTGGGATATGGATGATCAAATTTGGGGTAAGAACGAAATGCAAGGTGGGAGTAAGGATACGGGAGTTCCTTCCTATAACTTTGGTTACAAAAATATAGATGATGGTGTGAGAAAATTTTCAGTTAAGATCATGGAACTTATGGATAAGTGTTGTTTTAGTACACAATATTTAAGAGATTATGCAGCAAATATAATAGGTGTACAAACAGAATGTATAGTAATGCCAAATTCAATTTCTAAATTTTTCTGGGGTGGTATTAAACGCCCCAATAAGGTTAAACAAATAGAAAAACCTAAAGTATTAATAACATCATCACCAACACATTATAACAATCAATTAAGAAAAAAAGGAGATTTTTCTGGCGCTTGGGGAGATTGGTTAATAGAATCGGTTAAACATGATCGAATAAGTTTAGTATGTATGGGTGGGTTACCATTTTTCTTGGAGGACTTAAAAAGAAAAATTAAAACAATTAATTGGGTATCTTCATTTGATTATCATACATATGTTAAGAATCAAAGAGCTGATATTATTATTGGTCCTCTTGTACTTAATGATTTTAATCGGGCAAAATCGGATATAAAATATGTAGAAGCATCAGGCGCAAGTGTACCATTTATAGGAACTATTTTTCATGGGGATGAAAATCATTCACCATATGATAATACGTTATTAAATGTATATGATGATTGTACAGTAGATGATATAGAGGATATAGTTAATAAATTAAAAGAACCTGAATTTCATAATAAAATTAAAAATGAACAGTTTGCAATGTTAGATAAGGAAGGACGATGGACCGAATCACCTGAATATATCAAGAAATGGTTATCTATTATTTGATGTATTAAGAATAGTTTGATATTATACATACGCAACTAAGGATAAAGATAATGAAAAAAGAGATAATATATTATGAAGATTCGCGATTTACAGTAGAATACGAAATAGAAAATCATTACATTAAATTTTATGCGATGAAAGATGAATGTTCGACTGATATATCAGAGGTAGAAGGATATCTAAAATGGGATGGTTGTATGAATGTAACGTGTAATTCGCATTATTGTGGATTAAGTTTTGCAAAAGAATATTTAACATTAATAACCACAATTTATCAAAAAGGAATTGATACATTTTCAAATTGTGATTATGAATTGAAAGATTAAATTTAATCCAAAAAAACTGATTTTTTGAGAAATTTTCATATATATTCTTAGTAACATACGTGAAAGGATGTATATGAAAACAATAACAAAAGAGAATGTTAAGGTTGTTAAAGATAAATTAAATCTTAACAAAACGTCAAAAATATTAAATGTATCTCACTATGGCTGTCTTGATGGTTCGACCTCCTCAATCCCTATATATAACGCATTTGATAGTGTTAATTACATAAGAGCTAAATTTTCTAATGTAGATGAAATTGCAGGTAAAATAGATTATGATAAATACGATGCTGTATTTTTCACTGATATTTCACCTAATGATCCTAATATAATTAAAGATGCTAAGAATGTAGTAATGATTGATCATCATGAATCGGCTATAGCAAATCATGATCCTGACAACATGCGGTTTGTATACATTGGAGAATGTGCAAGTGTACTAACTAAAGATTTTATAAGTATGTATTTCAACAAAGATATATCATATTTAGATGATCTTGTTAATCATGTAAATAACTATGATATGTGGCTGAATCCACATGGTACAAATTGGCATTTTAATCTGTTGCATTATTATTACTTGAAGAAAGATAGATTTACACACAAGAAATTTATAAAACGTTTTTGTAATGGTGATATAAAGTTCAATGAAGAAGAATTGGCACATATACAACTGAGAGAAAAAGAATTAAAGCAAACATGGGAATGGGCAAAAAAGGAATATTATGAATTGCCATATGATATAAATGGATGTTTAATATTTTCTACCGATTTTGTGAATGAGATTACACATAAGCTTATGGAAGAGTTTAAGTTTGACATAGCAATAAATAAGAATCCTAGGTCATTTCAAGCGTCTGTGAGGTGCGAAACAGAAGGTGTACCTATTGGAGATATACTTCAGGAATTGGGCTTAGGTGGTGGTCATGATAACGCAGGAGGCTTTAATGATGAGACAAGGATAGATTTCCAAAAGAATTTAAATAAGTTATGTAAGCATCTACATGATAATTATGAACAGTTGAGGGTATAGTTATAAAAGTGCTTATATAAATAAATTATAAAAAGGAGTTGAACATGACTAAGATTAAAAAATATGATACGTTTCCGATTTTTGGATATGGAATATGGGTTCCAGAAGACGTATTTGATAATATGTATATAAATTTTGCAAATTTGGCTGTAGTAGAAGAATATGTAGATCCAGAAAAATTAAAAGAAGGCGAATATATGATTCGTCAATGTGATATAAAAGATTGCAAATGCGAAATAAAAATACCAACAAATATTCTTTTAAGTCAATTATTAGAATGGCAAGGTTGGGAGAAAGAAGAAGCTGAAATGATTGAATATGTACCTTCTGAATTTTTTGATAAAATGCCAAAAGATGGTTGTGTTATATATGTTCATGATCAATTTGATGAATCATGTACAGGAATAGAAAAAAAAGAAACTGTAAAGAATCTATTTATACAACTTGGTCTTAATATGGATGAAAATGATGTATTAATTATTAGAGATATGATATCTGTTCCAGCATGTGACGCAATATGAAAAATTAAAAGGAGTTAAAATTGTTCAATGTTTAAGAAGATATATTACGATAATAAAAAGAAGAGTATATACTTGTGTGAAACGTATAATGGAAAGGAAGTAGAGTCATACGAACCTTTTGAATATAGATATTATGTACCCGATGGAGAAAAGAAATCACCTATAAGAGATATACATAACAATCCTGTTGTACTTCAGAAAACAAAAGATAAGAGTCGTTTTAAATTTTTAAAAGAAAAAGGATTACCATTATACGAATCCGATCTAAATGAAGAAATTCAGTATCTACAACATAGATATAGAGATGTTGATCTTAAACCTGATTTTAAAGATTTTAGAATCGCCTATTTGGATATTGAGGTCGAATCCGAATTTGAATTTCCGAAACCAGAAGAATGTAAGTATCCTATTAATTTGATTACTGTATATGATTCTAAAACAGAACAATACTATACATGGGGAATTAGACCATATACAGGTAACGATCCTATGGTACAAAATTATTTCTATTTCGCAGATGAAACGGAAATGCTTACAGATTTTATTAAATGGTTTTCGGATCAAGAGTTTGATATACTTACAGGATGGTATGTAAAGGATTTTGATGTACATTACATACTTAATAGAAAAGAAAAGTTAGGAATACAAGAAAACTTAACAAAGTTAAATAATTATTATCATAATGTTAGGGAAGTGCTACATACCGATAGTAAAACAGGCAAAATAATGAAACGTAAGGTTTATTATTGTCGTATAGCGGGTTTATCTATACTATGTTCATTAGAGCTATATCAGAAGTTTACATTTAAACCATTAGAATCGTATACATTAAATTTTGTTGCTCATCATTTAGGATTACCAGGGAAGATTGAATTAGAAGGGCATGTAAATAATGAATGGAAAAATAACTGGAATCGATTTGTTATTTATAATGTACAGGATGTAAAGTTAGTAAAAGAGATAGATGATATTAAGAAACATATTGCATTAGCTATACAATTCGCAAGTGAAGCATTGATACCAATTGATAGGGTGTTTTCTTCTATTGCTACAGTTGAAGGATATATATTAAAAGATTTACATAAAAATAATTTGGTAATGTCGGATAGAAAAAAATGTAGTGCTGATATTTGGAAAAAATTAAAACTATATAAACATAACGGACATATACAAAATTTAAAAGATGGTACAAAAGAATTTGATGATTTTTATGTTAAAGGTGGACATGTAGAAGCAACACCAGGATTATATCATAATGTACTATCATTTGATGTAACGTCATTATACCCTCATAATATAATTCAATACAATGTATCTCCTGAAACAAAAGTTTTTAATCCTAGTCCAGAACGTATAGCACAAGGCGATTTAATAAGAACCCCTGTAAATGGAATATATTATCTTAAAAATAAAAAAGGAATTGTACCTCAAGTAGTAGAAAAAGTATTTAATGAACGTAAAGAATTTAAAAAATTAAAATTTAAATATTTAAATGATGATAATAAAGAATTGGGAGATTATTATGATTCGCAACAACATATAAGAAAGATTATCATTAATATAGCTTATGGTATACTTGTGAATAAATATTCACATTTCTATGATGTAGATAACGCTAGGGTAATAACAAGAGCTGGAAGAACTATAATCCGATTTTTATCAGAAACAACTAATAGATATATTAAAGAATGTTGGCATAAAATAGCTCATGTACATTTCCCAGGTTTAAAGGAATATCCTAAAATCAAAAATGATATAGTTCCTTTACTTGATACGGATAGCGTTGAAGGTAAATCCGTATTGAACACTACTAACGGGGATATTACAATAGAATCTTTGTTTGATAAGGCCGATAATATAATACAGTGTAGGAAAGAATATTATGTTGGCAATTTTAATAATTCTATCGAAGCTTTATCTTTTAATATTAATAACCATTGTGTAGAGACGAAAAAAATAAAATACATAACAAAACATAAAGTAAAAAAAGGAATGTATAAGATTAGAGTTAATGGTGATGAAACAATAATAACGGAAGATCATTCTATTATCATAGAAAGAAATGGCGAATTTTTGAATGTTTCACCTAAACATATTAGAAAAAATGATAGTGTTATAAATATTTGTGGACACAGATTCACGGAGAAGTATAACAATGAATTATACCCTAATATGCAAATTATGCGGAAAAATAATATATGATTATATGGCACATCAACGAACTCATCATAAAGATTTGACCGTAGACGAATTAATTAAAACTAATGATGATAAATATACAGGTTTTTGTTTAATTAATGGATGTAATAATAAAATAATGAATAACCACATACGGCCTTATTTTTGTAGTAAACATAACAGAGGAGTTACATTAGAAAAATGTATTATTAGACATGGTGACGAAAAAGGAAAATTGATATGGTCATCTTATTGTGATAAACAAGCTAAATCTAATACTTACGAATATAAAAAGGAAAAATACAATTGGTCTAAAGAAAAATTTGATATGTATAATAAAGATAGAGCAGTAACATCACAAAATTGTATCGATAGACATGGAACAAAAAAAGGGACAATTGTTTATAACAATTATTGCAAAAAACAAAAATATGTGGGGGTTTCGTTAGATTATTTCAAAGAAAAATATGGTTTGGTGGAAGGCGAACAAAAATATAAAGAATTAAATAAAAAGAAATGTCGAACTGTAGAAAATTATATACGGAAATATGGAGAAATAGAAGGACCAAAAAAATATTTGGATTTTATACAATCTAGAAGAGTGGGATTTTATTCTAAAAATTCTAAAGAATTGTTTGAGTCTGTTTTACGTATACAAACATACAAAAAAACTTATTATGCTGATACAGAATATGGTATTTATGATAAAGAAAATAAAACATATTATAAATATGATTTTACATGTTTAGATACAATGAAAATTATAGAATTTAATGGTATCATGTTTCACCCTAAAAGTAAATATGATAAATCGTTTTTTAATCCGTATGATAAAAGCGTTAAATCGGAAGATGTTTGGATTAGAGATATAAACAAAAAGAGATGTGCGGAATTACATGATTTTGAGGTTTTGTATGTTTGGGAAGATGAATATAACAATCATACATCGGAAATAATAAAAAAATGTGTACAATTTTTAAAAGGAATTTAAATGAAATTGAATATAACAAATGAATTCGAATTAGAATATTTAGGTGAAAAAGAAGAATATGTATATGATATAGAAGTTGAAGAAAATCATAATTTTTTTGCTAATAATATTCTAGTCCACAATTCAAATTATTTATGTTTGGATGAAATAAAAAGAAATTATGCACCCGAAATGCCATTGATAGAGTTTTGTCATAAAATGGAAGATATATTTCAAGATTTTTATGACAAAATATTACAAATATGGGCTAATAAATATGGAGTGGAACAAATAATAAAATTTAAAAGAGAAGATATAATATCCAAACTATTGGTATTAGCAAAAAAGAAATACATAAAATTAGTATTGCAGAGTGAAGACGAAATATATGATTCTCCTAAATTAAAGGCCATAGGTGGCGAAATAGTAAAGAGTGATGTACCTAAGTTATGTAGGGAAATGATTAAGGAAACGGTTAATGTATTGTTTAAAGGTGACGTACCCGATAAAGATGCTGTAAATAAACATCTTAAACGTGTAAAGAAAAATTATAAGATGGAAAAGAAGGAAGAAATTTCTTTTAATAAATCTGTAAGTGAATATACTAAATATGCTGAACCAACCAGTTTTTATGTAAAGAATGGTGGTGTAGTTATTAAGAAAGGTACACCTATACATACAAAAGCTTCTATGTATTATAACTATATGGTAGAAAAATATAACCTTCCCTATATGCAAATAAATAATGGTATGAAACTTAAATTTGTATATATCAATCCCAACAACATTTTGGGCACCAAGGTTATAGCTTTTGTTGGAAACTGGCCTAAAGAGTTTGATAAATACTTCACGATAGATTATAAGGTACAATTTCAAAAGAGTTTTTTGAATGCGATACAAAACATATTTGATGTAATGAAATGGGGAGAAATAAATTTAAGAGCAGGTGGACTAAATAAGTTTACTAAAAAGAGAAAGAAACGAGTATGATTAGTTTTTTAATTTGTTTTATAGTTGTATGGTTAATATGGTGTTGGGTATGTGATATTATCATTTTCAAATTTCCCTATCCTACATGGGTATATAAGACCATTACTTCTATGTTACCATTACCAGAAGTACATTATATATGGATTAAAAAAGCGGATAAAGAACCATTAGGATGGGTGTGGTCATGGTACAAATTAAGTTTAGTGAGATTAAAAAATGAAAGGATAAACGAATTTAAATTTTTTTGGGATAATAAATAGATATACATTATAAACATAAAAGGAGAAACAAACATGAAATTATTGAGTGATAGAGTAAAAATTGAATTGTTACCAGAAGAAGATCAATTTAGTAAAAGTGGGTTATACTTAGCCCCAAATCCAAATACAGGAAGACGACACAATTATAATAAAGGTAGAGTTATAAGTGTAGGTCAAGGAAGAAATGTCAATGGCAACATAGTTACGATGTCAGTTAAAGAAGGTGATATTATTATATATCCAGTTGGACCATATAAGGAATATAATGAAGATGATCCAACTAAAATATATCATATCATATATGAAACAGATGTATATGCAGTATTGGAGGATGATTAATTATGAATAAACCAACAATAGTAATACATATAGATAATTGTGATTTTGAAGGTATTGAATTACCACCACCACAAACCATTTTACAGAAATGGGAAGATTATTATTCTCCAAAATTTAAAGATTTTAATGTTGTATGTATACGCAATTCCGAACATATTGAAGTAGTGAAAACATAACACATAAAAGACGATTATTAACACATATGATTAATATATTTAATGCAACAAGCAAGGACGAAATATGAGATGAGTATATATAAGACATTAATGAAAAATAAAGAAATAACAGAATTAATTTTAACAGAAGAAATGGAAAAGAAAAATGTAGACTTTTTATCTACAGGTGTAATAGGTTTAAATCTTTTATGTTGTGGTAGAGTTGACGGTGGTATACCTATTGGAAGAATTACACAAATGGCAGCACCACCATCATTAGGAAAATCGTTTGTGGCACTAACATTGGTTAAGAATGCACAAAAGAAAGGTATGTTTTGCATATTCATAGATACTGAAAGATCGTTTGATTTTGATTGGGCAAAGAATGTAGGTATAGATGTATCTGAAGATAAACTAATGGTTATACAAGAAAATATGATTGAACTTGTACAAACTGCATTAATGAGAATATCTAAATCGCTTACAAAAGATCAAAAACGAAATCTTTTTGTTGCAATTGATAGTTGGGGAAATTTAGTTACTGATAAAACCATTACTGATGCCGAAAAAGGTAAAGATGTAAAGGATATGACTATTACACAAAAGAAGAATACATTGGCCCGTTTATTATTGACCACTAAAGCAACTATATTTATTGCTAACCATACATATGCTGCCATTGGTGGTTTTGGTGATCCTATGGCTATTCCAGGTGGACAAGTGTTATATCATAATTGTTCATCTGTTATTGTAGCACGATCTAAAGCTAAAGATAAAGAAAATGATGAGATAACAGGACAACTTATATCATGTGTGTGTTGGAAATCTAGATATGGAAAAGAGAAATCTAAATTTCAATTTAGAATAAAACATGATGGTGGTTTAGATATATTCTATGGATTAAAAGACTTGGCATTATCACATGGATGTATGGTTAAAGATGGAAATAAGTATACTAGACCACACGTCAAAGATGATAAAAAATACTGGGAACGGGAATTATATACATCGGATTTCTGGTTGCCTATATACAAACAAACCGATTTTAGACAATATTTAGAAGAACGTTATTCATTTGAAGGTAAGGTTTTGGATGTATCTGTAATGGAGATACAAGAGGAATTAGCCGATGAGTGATGGTTTAACGCCACAAAAATTCGAGACATTACTTTTACAATTATTATTCAGGGATAAGGACGCACAAGGTAAAATATTACCTTTCCTTAAACCTGAATTATTTGATAAGTTTGAAAGTAAGGAGGTTGTGAAACATATACTTACACATCATGAAAAGTATAATAAGTTTCCAACCATTCCCGAATTAAAATTAAAGATAGAAAATAAAGATACATATGAGTATTTAATAAGAAAGTTAAATGCTGATATTGGAGGTGAATATGATGATCAATTCGTTAAAGATGAAGTGGAAGATTTTTTCAAGGACAAGTTATTACATAATGAGTTGTTTGTCACTTTGGAAGGAATCAAAAGTGGGGATGATGTTATTAAGTCATCTGCACCCGATAGAATGCGTGATGCCAATGCATTTAGTTTTGATACCTCTATTGGGCTAGATTTTCTTGAATCTGGTGAAAGACTTTATGATTCATTACATGAAAAAGATATTGTAGTACCTACAGGTTTGCGATGTATAGATAGACTAATTAAAGGTGGTTTCCATGAAAAAACATTAACGTTGTTTTTAGCACCCACAGCCAAAGGTAAAAGTTTGATTAAGATTGCTTTAGCTGTTAATAGTTTACTTCAAAATAAAAATGTTTTATATATAACATTGGAAATGTCCGAAAAGAAAGTAGCTGAAAGGATAATGGCAAATATATTTGATGTTGAAATTAATGATTTATGTACAATACCTAAAGATAGGTTTATGTCAACATTCGAAAAAGTTAAAGCTAAACTTACGAAACAATTAGTAATAAAAGAATATCCAGCACGTTCTACAAATACAAATAGAATAAATAATTTATTAAAAGAATTAGAATTGAAAAATGGATTTATTCCCGATATTATATATGTAGATTATTTAGGTATAATGTTGCCTAATGTAGTATGTAAACATAATAACACTAACACAGAAATGAAAATCGTATCTGAAGAATTGCGTGGTTTGGCAACAGAAAAGGCTATACCCATTGTAAGCAGCGTTCAAACGAATAGAGGAGGACAAAATGAAGTTGATTTAGAAATAACTGATATAGCGGAATCATTTGGGACTACAAATACCGCCGATATTATAATTGCTGTTGTACAAACAGACGAAATGAAAATAGCTGGTAGATATACATTCATATTATCTAAAAATAGGTATGGATTAGATAAGCTTCAAATTATGATAGGTGTTGATTATAATAAAATGCGTTTATTTGAAGTTAGTGATGACAATGAAAATAGTGGTATAAATACTTCTCATGGAAAACCTATAACTCCAAAAGGAACGGAATCTACAATGTTAGTAGATGAAGCTGCGGTAAAAGTATTAAAGACAATGAAACAAAACAAAACAGCGAAAAAAAATAAAATATTTAAAGGTAAACCAGACATAAACATATGATAAATGTAAAATTCCTACATACAATTATAGATGAGGCTATTGATGATAGTGTATTTAAAAAACTTAATCATGAACAGTTTTTTATTATAATTGAAAAAGCAGAAATTGATCTAGATAAACTAGCATCAAAACGAAAAAAGAATGATTATATACCATATCATAGATTTAACTTTATTTTAAAAGAATTACATAATTCAGAAGAAGTTAATATCGCCGATGCATGTGTATATATATTAACACAAACTTTATTGTTAAAAGATTTAATGGGATGTTTAAATGAAGAAAATGCATATACATTAAGAACCGCTTTAGCAAAACGATATAACATAAAGATAAGACAATCTTCTTTGGACTCATATACATTTAAGCGCAAAAAAGTCCAAAAAATCTAATGTTTTTGATAATTTATTGATATAATATAAGTATGGATACGATTACTTCGATAGATATATTTAGCTATTTCAATAACAGCAAACTTATGTTTTTAAAAGGCAAGGATGTTGATTTAAATAGTATTGTTAATAAAATGCATTTCAATCGACAGCCTACATTCTTAATTAGTATATGTGCTAAGATAGTCGCCAAAATAAGAAATAACCATTTTTCTTTTTACGATTTTAAGATGTACATAGTATCATTATTTATGGAGAAGGAGAAAGTAAATTGGAATGATATACATTTAAATGACATAGCTGAAGTGTCTAAAGATTATAGTAATCAAAAATACAGTGAAGACAAAATATTTATAAAAGCATTAATGATAAAACTGAATTTAGATATATCTTTTTTGTACAAGATAAATGCCGATGGTAATAACATATTATTTGATCTTATTAATGATAAACATATATCACGTATGTTTTATATACTGCGATATGAAAAATCCAAAGGATGTTTTGACAAGCCAGAATATGATATATCCAATGAAGTTATACATATAAATAAAAGAACAGAAACACTAAAAGAAAATTTAAGGAGAAAATAAAATGAGTAGAAGAAAAATAAATTGGGATGAAATAGATAATAAAATAGAAGAGTCAAAGAAACCAGCATTTGTAAATGATGATGGATATGCAGAAAATTTATATGAAGTAAAAACAAATGATAAAGGTAAGTTTGAGGCGGTATTACGTTTTCTTCCTAGACCTGAAGGTGATGGTTCTGGTGTACCATATGTAGAATTATGTTATCATGGATTTAAAGATGTTGGTGGATGGTTTATTGAAAATTGCCCAACGACACCAAGTATTAAAGGTGAATGTCCAGCATGTAAAGCTAATTCGGTTTTATGGAAAACGGGAACAGAAGCAAATAAAAACATATGTAGAGCTAGAGGAAGACGAAAAAGTTATTTTTCAAATGTATTAGTTGTATCCGATCCTCAGAATAAAGCAAATGAAGGTAAAGTATTTATTTTTAGATTTGGTAAAACCGTATTCGATATGTTTATGGAAAAAGTATCACCTGATGCTGATTCAGTAGAAGAAAAAGTGCGTGTGTATGATTATGATGAAGGATTGAATTTTAAATTAAAAATTAAACCTAAAAACACTGGTAAGAAATCGCATAATGATTATTCGTCTTCCACTTTTGTTGAAACTATAACACCTGTAGCTGATACTGATGATGAAATTGATGCTATCGATGCACAATTACATACATTACAACAAATCGTTAGTAAAGATAAATTCAAATCGTTTGATGTATTACAAGCTAATTTTCAATCCAAAATTGGAGAAGCTTCAATATCAAAACCTGAACCTGAACCTCAAGCTACATCAGATGAAGATAAGAGCGGAAATGAAACGGTTTCAACTGACCAGGAATCACCTGATTCATTTTTTGAAACGTTACAAAAAGAAGATGATCTTCCTTTTTAAATTGGTATAAAGAAATTGAGAGAGGTAGGTTTCCCGAAGGGATTGGACACCCTATTAAGTCACCTATCTCTTTCATCACATTAACATGAATATAGATAAACATATAATACTAGAAAAATATCTAAGGTTAGCTGTTGGTGGTATAAAAGGATGTATCATTAAATCTGACCATTTTAATTTTCGATGTAATGTATGTGGTGATGGTGAAAACGAAACCAATAAACGTGGACATTTAAGAGTTACACAAAGCCGAAAAAACTATGAAAATTTTTGGTCTTATAAATGTTTTAATGAAGGTTGTAAAGCAGAAGAACATGCTTGGCCTGGAGAAAATTGGTTGAAATTTACTTCACCTTATCTATATCAAGATTTTTTAAAGGAAGCATTCGGACGTATAAAACCAGATCCTTCAACAGAAAAGAAAAAAGAATTAATACGAAAAGAACAGGAAAAAAATAGACTAGAAAATATTAGAAAGAAAAACTTGGCATTACGCAAAGAAAAGAATGCAGTTCAATATTTCTTACCTATTAAAAGTAAAAGCAAAAAATATAGAGCGTTATTAGATAGTGCGATTGAATTATGTATATCAAGAAAGCTACCTGAACATGTATGGACTAGATGGTTTGTATCTACACATGGAATATATAAGGATAGATTGATTATTCCATTTTATGATGAAAACGATAAAGTATATTACTATCAGGCAAGAGATTTAGTTGGTAACATGCCCAAATATCTTAATCGCATACAAAACAAAGATAAATCTCTATATAACATACATAAAATAAATAAAGATAAACCCATAGTAATATTAGAAGGCGTGATTGATTGTTTATATGTCGAAAATAGTATTGCAATGTTGGGTTTATCCTTTACTGAGTATACGATAGGTACATTAAAAGATTTAGATGTACATTACATGCTTGATAATGATAAAGCTGGTAAGGATAAAAGTAAAAAATTCTTAAAGGAAGGTAAAAGTATTTTTCTTTGGAATAGATGGAAATATAAAGACTGTAAAGATATTAACGAAATAGTAGTAAAATATAATATTAGTAATTTTACTTATGATGAATTACAAACATATTTTACTACTGATATATATGACAAATTGTACTTAGAGATGTAAGGAAAGGATGAAAAGATATGTAAACCCCGAAAGAATGAGAAAATGTAAAGAAGAAGGTGATAGAATAGAAAAATTGTTTATCGATACATTAAAAAAATCATTTGAAGATACTAAAGGAGAAGAATCCACAGAACATGAAAATATATTTGACCATGTAGATGGAAGAATCAGAATAAAAATAAAAGGCGAATGGCAAGTATTCACATATGATATTAAGGCTAACATAAATGGAAAATATTGGGCCGAGTTTTCGAATGTTATTGGAAATAAAGGTTGGATGAAAGGGAAA